AGGTTATATAGAAACCTATATTGGTGAAACAAGCCAAGGTTATGGTAATATGTATTTTCAAAAAACTTTAGAAGACTGGAGTCAGTTTGATATAAATAATAGGACAAAGCATGATGCATCTATTAGTTCTGGCTTAGCTATTATGGCTTGCAATAAGAACATGTATAGACCAAATCCACAAAGAAAGCATCAGCCTATATCTATAGGTATAAAAAGATACGATAATGACGGAATTATTTCAAAAATAATAAAATAAATAAATGCAAATTTCTTACAATCAAACAAGTTCTTTTCCAGATCAGGTAGTACCAGACGCGGAAAAAGCTACTATGGAATATGGTCTAGCGGTTGGTAGAGCAATAGAAGGTGAGTGGTTCAGAGGTTATAGATACGGAACTAATGCTCCTGGCTACGCTGTTAACTTTAATAATTACAACTTACTAAGACTCTATGCAAGAGGTGAACAGCCAGTTCAGAAATACAAAGATGAACTAGCTATTAACGGAGACTTATCTTATTTGAATTTAGACTGGAAACCTGTGCCTGTAGTTTCTAAGTTTGTTGATATTGTTGTTAATGGAATGTCTCAAAGAAGTTATGATATAAACGCTTATGCTCAAGATCCAGTATGTTCAAAGATAAGAACTGACTACGCTAGAAATTTAATGGTTGACATAGAAGCTAAAGAATATTTAGAAGAAGCTCAAAAAATGTTAGGTGTTGATGCTTTTTCACAAGATCCTATTAATGCTCCTAGAGATAAAGAAGAATTAGAAGTACACTTACAAATGGATTTTAAACAAGCTGTTGAAGTTGCTGAAGAAGAAGTTATAAATCAAATATTAGATAAAAATAGATATGACTTAGTTAGACAAAGGTTTAATTATGATTTAACTGTTTTAGGCATAGGATCTGTTAAAACTTCTTGGAACAGATCACAAGGTGTTGTAGTAGACTATGTTGATCCAGCACATTTAGTTTATTCATATTCTGATGATCCTAATTTTGAAGATTTATATTATGTAGGTGAAGTTAAATCAGTTTATTTAGCTGATATTAAAAAACAGTTTCCTCAACTAACAGACGAAGAATTAGAAACTATACAAAAATACCCTGGTAATCAAGAATATTTAAGAAACTGGAACGGCAAGCAAGACGATCAAACTATTCAAGTTTTATATTTTGAATACAAAAGTTATTCAGATCAAGTTTATAAAATAAAATATACTGATGCTGGATTAGAAAAAGTATTAGAAAAACCTGATACATTTGCACCACCACCAAATGATGGTTTTGAAAGAGTTTCAAGAACTATAGAAACACTTTACAGTGGAGCAAAAATACTAGGACATCCAATGATGTTAGACTGGAGAATGGCAGAACATATGACAAGACCAGTTGCAGATACTACTAAAGTTAATTTTAGTTACGCTATAACTGCTCCTAGAATGTATAAAGGACGTATAGAATCTTTAGTTAGTAGAATAACAGGTTTTGCTGACATGATACAATTAACTCATTTAAAGATACAACAAGTATTAGCTAGAGTAGTTCCAGATGGTGTTTTTTTAGATATGGACGGTTTAGCAGAAGTTGATCTTGGAAATGGTACTAACTATAATCCAGCTGAGGCATTAAATATGTATTTTCAAACTGGCTCTGTAGTAGGTAGATCTATGACTCAAGAAGGTAATATGAATCCAGGTAAAGTTCCTATACAAGAATTACAGACTGGATCTGGTGGTGGAAAAATAAACTCTTTAATACAAACTTATCAGTATTATTTACAACTCATTAGAGACGTGACAGGACTTAATGAAGCTAGAGATGGGAGTAATCCAGACAAAAACTCATTAGTAGGTTTACAAAAACTAGCAGCTGCTAATTCTAATACTGCTACTAGACACATCTTACAGTCTAGTCTTTACTTAACCGCTAGAGCTTGTGAAAACATATCTTTAAGAGTTGCTGATTCATTACAATTTCCATTTACAAAAGAAGCTTTAAAAAATAGTATATCATCTTTTAACACTGGGACTTTAACAGAGTTAATGAATTTACAAATTCATGATTTTGGTATATTTATAAAGTTAGAACCAGATGAAGAAGAAAAAGCTGAGCTTGAACAAAACATACAAATAGCTTTAAAGTCTGGTCAAATAGACCTAGCAGATGCAATAGATATTAGAGAAGTTAGAAATCTAAAACTAGCTAATCAAATGCTTAAGTTTAGAAGAAAGAAAAAAGCTGAAGCTGATCAAGCAGCTGCTCAAGCGAATATACAAGCTCAAGCACAAGCTAATCAACAAACTGCTGAGAAAGCTATTTTAGCTGAAATGCAAAAACAGCAAGCATTAACTGAAAGTACTGTACAAATAGAACAAGCTAAATCTCAATTTGAAATACAAAAGATGGAGATGAAGGCTCAATTAGACATGAAAGCTTTAGAAATAAGGTATCAGTTTGACATGCAGTTGAAGCAAATGGATGTATCTAGAGTTAAGGAAAGAGAGCAATTTATTGAAGATCGTAAAGATAATAGAACTAAATTACAAGCAACTCAGCAAAGCGCTATGATACAACAAAGACAGCAAGAGTTATTACCAACAGACTTTGAAAATCAAAGTAACCCACAGAGCTTAGGCGCAGACAATATGCCTATGTAACAATTATTAATTATTATATTATATTATGTCAGAAGAAACAAAAGAAAAGCCTATAGTAGATGATACTAAACAAGGTTTAAAATTAAAAAGCAAGCCAAAAAAACTTGTTGATAAAATGCCAAACAATATAACTCATATTGATTTAAGCAAAGATCCTAAAAAAGATCTTCAAGAACAAGCTACTACTAAAGTAGAAATACCAACTGAAAAAGTTGAAGAAGTAAAAGCTGAAATTAAAGAAGAAATAAAAGAGGATAAAGTTAAAGAAGTTGCTACTATAACAGAAATAAAAGAAAAAGAAGTAGTAGAAACAAAGCAACAATTAAAAGAAGCAGTAAGAGATGAAAAAGTTATTGGTAAGCAGTTGCCAGAAAACATCGAAAAACTAGTTTCATTTATGGAAGAGACAGGTGGAACTGTAGAAGATTATGTTTCATTAAATAAAGATTATTCAAAGTACGACGAAAAACAAATACTTAATGAATACTACAAAAATACTAAACCACATTTAAATCAAGAAGAGATTAGTTTCCTTATGGAAGATAATTTTTCTTATGATGAAGAAGTGGATGAAGAAAGAGTTGTCAGAAAAAGACAATTACTCTTCAAAGAAGAAATTGCAAAAGCCAAAAACTTTTTAGAAAGTTCAAAGAGTAAATATTACGACGAGATCAAGTTGAGACCGGGCGTAACTCAAGAACAGCAAAAAGCTATGGATTTTTTCAATAGATACAACAAAGAACAACAAATAGCTGCAGAGCGTAGGGAACAATTTAAAGATACTACTAATGAGCTTTTCAATGGAGACTTCAAAGGTTTTGAAATTAAAGTTGGTGAAAAAAAGTTTAATTATAATATCTCTAATCCTTCCGCAACTGCCGAGAAACAGTCTGACTTAAACAAGTTCGTTAAGAAGTTCTTAAATGACAAGGGAGAAGTTATTGATGCTGTTGGTTATCACAAGGCTTTTTATGCTGCTGAAAACGTTGATACAATAGCTAATCATTTTTATGAGCAAGGTAAAGCCGATGCTGTTAAAGATGTAATAGCTAAATCTAAAAATATAAATAATGATCCTAGGCCACAAGCTTCAGGTGATGTATTTATAAATGGATTTAAAGTAAAAGCAATAAGTGGTGTTGATAGTTCTAGGTTGAAAATTAAAAGTAAAAAACAACAATAACTAAAATAAATAAATATGAGTTTTGTAACTGGCGGGAGTTTTCCCGCAAGCATCGTGCCTGCTCAAAAAAGAATGACGTTAAGAGAAAATTATCTTGACTTTTCTAATGGATCTGGTAACGACTTCGCACAACAATATCTACCTGAGCTTTACGAAGCAGAAGTAGAAAGATACGGAAACCGAACAATTGGTGGTTTCTTGAGAATGGTAGGCGCTGAAATGCCTATGACATCTGATCAAGTTATTTGGTCTGAACAAAATAGATTACACGTAGCTTATAAATCAAGTGATGTAGTTAATGTAAATAATGATTCATCTGTAAATGCTACACTTACTCCAAACCTAGCTAATACTGCTTCTCCTGGAGTTGCTTTAACTCAACATGCTATTAGAGTTGGTCAAACAGTTTTAATGTCTGACGTTGCTACTGGATTAATCGTTGCTAAAGCTCTTGTACAAGCTGTTAATACTGCTAAAACTACTTGTAGTTTAGCTGTTTATGGTGGAAGTTTTAACACTGCTACTGCCGCTGACGGTGTACCTACTGGACTTTTAGGAGCTGGAAACTGTAATGTATTTGTTTACGGTTCTGACTTTGGAAAAGGAACAGTTGGTATGGAAGGTTCTATTGAGCCATCTTTTACTCAGTTTTCTAATTCTCCAATGATCTTAAAAGATAACTTTAAAATTAACGGTTCTGACACTGCTCAGATTGGTTGGGTTGAAGTTTCTACAGAAGAAGGACAATCTGGATACTTATGGTATCTAAAGTCTGAATCTGAAACAAGATTAAGATTTGATGATTACTTAGAAATGAGTATGGTTGAAGCTGAGTTTATGAGGCCTAGTGATCCTACAGTTTCTAATGTACCTTTTGATTTTGGTGGTGCTGCTGGAGCTGCTGCTAACACGACTCAAGATGTTAAAGGTTCTGAAGGTTTATTCGCTGCTATTGAAGCAAGAGGTAATGTATATTCTGGTTTTGCTGGAGCTGCTGCCCCTGGTTCAGGTGCTTTAGGTGATTTTGATGAAATCCTTAAAAACTTAGACAAGCAAGGTGCTATTGAAGAAAACATGTTATTCTTATCAAGATCTACGGCTCTTGACTTTGATGATATGGTTGGTGCTATGGCTGGATCAAGTTATGCTTCTACTCAGTCTGCTGGTTATGGTTTATTCGATAACGACGGAGACATGGCATTAAACTTTGGATTTTCAGGTTTTAGAAGAGGTTCTTATGACTTCTACAAAACTGATTGGAAATATCTAAATGATGCTTCAACTAGAGGTATGGATAAGGAAATTGATGGTGTAATGGTTCCTGCTGGAACAACTACAGTTTATGACCAAATGTTAGGTCAAAACATCAGACGTCCTTTCTTACATGTAAGATATAGAGCTTCTGAAACTGAAGATCGAAGATATAAGTCTTGGATTACAGGTTCTGTAGGTGGTGCTTACACTGACACTTTAGATGCGATGACTGTAAGTTTCTTATCTGAAAGATGTTTAGTAACACAAGCTGCAAACAATTTTGTATTGTTTAAAGGAGCTTAAATAGTATATAATGAGAGTGGCTTTTGTCACTCTCTTTATTAATCTTTAAATAATAAAAATTATGGCAAATTTTATAAGAGTACCTTTAAAAGACACTACTCCAGCTGGAGGAAGTCCTAGGTATGCTTTAGTAAAAGTGGATGACGTTTATGATTGCGCGATCTCAGGATCAGGTGAGCATATACGTTTATATACTACACAATTAGCGGAATCAACCCAAGTTCAAGTACCTATTATAGAGTACTTTGGAGGTGAAACTGTAGTAACAGCGCAGGATATTGAAAACCTCAAAGACTTAATTGTTGAGGCAAATCAAGCTCCTTCGTCTAGTCCAGTGTTTAATTTAATAGGAGCTGGTTCAGCTAGCTATTCTGATCTACCTAAATATCAAGTAGACGGTTTTGCTTTTAGTTCATTAGCCCCATTATAAATAAAAATTATGGCAAATTATATAAAAATACCTCTATCATTAAATCCTGGTAGAACATTTGCAAGCACAAGCGTAACTATTGCAGGTAGTAGATTATCTGGTGGTGGTACTATTGTGGCTGGAACAGCTTCAGCTGCAGCTGCTACTACAGTATCTCCTGCTGGAGGTACTAACGCTACGTTTAGTATGGCTTCTAGTGGAACGGCTATTACTGACGTAACATTAACTTGCGCTGCTATTGGTGATGGTTATAAAGTAGGTGATGTAATCACTGTTGCTATTATACCTGCTGCTACTGGTAAAGGTAGTGCATCAGCTGTAATGACTTTTACAGTTATTCCTGCTGACTTACTTGCTGTTGAAGGATCTGCAACTAATGAATATCAATTAATTCCAATTGATAGTATATTGGCTGTTGATAATTCAAGTGCTACAGTTGCTACTATTGTAACAAACAATTATGACGACACAGCAAATGCTTTTCTTAAATGGACAGTTACTTTAGCTGCTAATCAAACTCCTGCTAATACAGAGTATGACTTGGTAGCTGATTTATGTGACGCTATTAATGAAGCTTCACAAGCTGAAAACAGTGTTCCTGTAGTATCATTTTTTGGTGGTACTGTAGTTGAAGACGTTGACTACGCTTAAAACAATAATAAGATCCTGTTTCGGCAGGATCTTTTTTAATTATTATATTATATTATATTATGGAAACAAAAGAAAAAAAGACTCCTGAAGTAAAGTGGGAGTATAAAAATAGAACTTACTATTTAAAAGGTAAACAACCTTTAACTTATACACTACCTAGTAGACATTCAAATAGATACTCTTTAGTATGGTTTGATCCAGAAAAAGGTTATGAAAGAGAATTAAGATATGCTACTAATCAAAAATCAATATTTGTAGACGAACAACAAGGTTCAGTTACATTAAAACATATTGTATTTGAAGATGGTGTTTTATATGTACCTAAAGAAAAAAAGAATTTACAAGAGTTTTTAAGCAAGCATCCTCACAACAATTTAATATTTGAAGAGTATGACCAAGTTGTAGAAGCAGAAGATCAATATGATTATTTAGAAATGGAAATAGCAGCTATGAATACTGCTTATGAAATGGATGTAGATAAAGCTGAAGCTATACTAAGAGTTGAAGTTGGTTCTAGTGTTACTACAATGAGTTCTAAAGAACTTAAAAGAGATCTTTTATTATTTGCTAAAAGAAATCCTAAACTTCTTATAGAGTTAGCTAATGACGAAAATGTAGAACTTAGGAACTTTGCTATAAAAGCAACTGAAGCTAGTATTATAGAAATAGCTAATGATGGTAGAACTGTTAAATGGAAAAGCAATGGTAAAAAGCTAATGACTACTCCATTTGAAGAAAACGCTTATTCAGCGTTAGCTGCTTGGTTTAAAACTGATGAAGGACTTGAAGTATATAAGTCTATACAGAAAAAACTAAAATAACAAGTGATTATAAATAAGGGTGGTTTACGCCACCCTTTTTTTTTAAATAAACAAATATGGAATTAAACGTAAATACAGTTTATACTACAGTGTTAAGTATTCTCAATAAAGAACAAAGAGGGTATATGACACCAGATGAATTTAATAAAGTTGCTACACAAGTACAACTAGAAATATTTGAAGGATTTTTTCAAGATCTTAACCAGTATTTACGAATGCCTAAAACAGATGAAGAATTTGCTAGTAGAATAGCTCACATAGAAGAAGAGATACAAGTTTTTGAAGAATATAAATCTGCATCTAGTCACGCAAATGGAGTGTATGATTTTCCTCAAGATTCTAATAATAAAAATGAAGTTTATAGACTAGGATCTGTATACTTCAACGCTGTGCCAGGAACTCCTCAAATAGAATTAGTTGGTAGAAAAGAATACAAGCAACAACTAATGTCTACACTTACTCAACCTAGTAAAAGTTTTCCAATAGGTATATTAAAAAATGACAAAGTTGAGGTGTATCCAAAAGTAACTACATTTAACCCAGAAAGAGCTACTAGCATTAGTGATGTTAAATTTAGCTACATAAGAAAACCAAAAGATGTTACATGGGGCTATAGTATAGGTAATTTAGGCCAATATATATATGATAGTAGAACCTATTCTCCTAGCATGTTATTAATAGGATCATCTTTTAATCCATCAACTATTCCTGGGGGAACTACTGTAAACGCTCAAAGTTTAACATATCAAAATATACCAACAACTACTAGCGGTAGTGGCTCAGGAGCTGTTTTAAATGCTCAAGTAAGTGGAAGTGGTAATGTTGCAGTTACTTCTTCAAATATTGTTTTTTCAATAAACTCAACTTTAGACAAAAGTAGTGGTTATGCAGTAGGTGATACATTAACAGTAGCTGCTGGTGCTTTTGGAAATTTAAGTCAAAATATAATTCTTACTGCTATAACAGCTAATCAATTAGCTGGCACTAATCCTACAACACAAGGTAGTATTCAATTTGAAGTAGATGCATCAAATCAAACAACTGTTATTTTAGAAATATTAAAATATTCTGGAATAATAATAAGAGATCCCCAAATAATACAAGCGGCTCAACAAGAGCTAGTTCAAGACGAAGCTAACGAAAAAAGATAAAATATGGCAACATCAACTAATTACGAAAGCCCAGGGCTTGTTACTCAAAATAATTCTGAATATTACACAGGTGAAAAAACTTATGTATTAGGCGCTACTGGAGCAACTTATCCTTGGCCTACTGAATTAACTCCTTTAATATGGACAGACGCCCCTGTTGCAGCTACTCCTCAAGCTATTAATAATTATGATGTATACATAGATAACGTTTTAATGGTTCCAACTGTTGGTGGTTATACTAGTGATTCTGTGACTACTACTTTAACTAATTCTAATGACCCAGCTACAGCTGCTCAAACTGTAACTGTCAATTATGCAGCTCCTATACAAGCTGGCTCTTTGCTTACAATAAGACTGCAACAAAACACAATATGGGATAACTATCAAAGCTACCAATATAACAGCTTAAAAGATATAGTAGCTAATTTCATGTTGTCTTATGTAGGAACTGATAGAGTTATAAAAAGAGCAAGAAGATCAGAGATTATATTTCATGCAAAAAGAGGTTTACAAGAGTTTAGCTATGACACTTTAAAATCCGTTAATATACAAGAGCTAACTATTCCAGCTAATTTATCATTACCACTTCCTCAAGACTACGTTAACTACGTACAGTTATCACACATAGATAGTATGGGTATAAAACATATTATATATCCAACTACTCTTACTACAAATCCAACTGCTCCTTTAATTCAAGACAATCAAGGTATACCAACACAAGATGACTTTGGTAATAACTTAGAATCTCAACAGTCTATTACTAATGAAAACTGGAGAAATGCAAATCAAAGAAATTTAACAGGTACTAATTTTGAATCTACCGATGCAAATGTATATAATTGGAATTGGTGGAAAACTGCTTACGGTCAAAGATATGGTATGCAACCAGAAATATCACAACAAAACGGGTGGTTTACAATAGATGACAGAAGAGGAGCTTTTGCATTTAGTAGTGACTTACAAGGTAAATTAATAACTTTAGAATATATATCAGACGGTTTAGCTTATGGTGACGACACTAAGGTGCCTAAGATGGCCGAGGATGCATTATATTCTCATATACTGTATTCTATAACCTCTACAAGAGTTAACATCCCAGAATACATTGTTCAAAGATATAAAAAAGA